ATTCTGGTGGTCAAGATAGAAGTTTTGATGGTGCTGGTGGTGTACCAGTAGATGTTGTTAAATTTGGTGATGATGTAACTACAGATTTTGAATACTATCTATCAAGAATTGATAAAGTATTTTTAGATAAAGACGGTGCATTTAAAGTTGTTGAAGGTGCGTCTTCATTAGACCCACAACTTCCTAAAGCTTTAGATGGTGCAATGCATTTATACACATTGTCACTAGCACCATATACTTTGTCTACCGAAGAGATTGAAATTGAAACTATAGATAATCGAAGATATACAATGAGAGATATTGGTAGATTAGAAAAAAGAATAGAAAATATAGAATACTATACTCAATTATCTTTATTAGAAACTCAAACACAATCATTACAAATACAAGACGCAGAGGGATTTGATAGATTTAAAAATGGATTTATTGTAGATAACTTTACTGGTCATGGTATTGGTGATGTAGGAAATTTAGACTATAGAATTGCAATGGACATGGCTTCAGGTGAAGCACGACCAATTTGTCATACAGATTCAGTTCAGTTAATAGAAGCTGATGATGACGGTACAGCAATTTTATCTACAGATAGAACAGATAATAACTATCAAAAAACTGGTGATTTAATTACATTACCATATTCTGAACAAACATTAATCGACCAACCTTTCGCAAGTAAATTTTTAAATGTTAACCCTTTCAATGTGTTTACCTGGGTAGGTACAATAGAGCTAGACCCAGCAGGAGATGAATGGAAAGAAACGGAGAGAGTGCCGGAGTTGGTTGTTAACCAACAAGGTATGTTCGACACTATGGCTGCCAATTTAGGCAATCCTAACTTAGCGGAGATACAATTAGGTACTGTTTGGAATGAGTGGCAAGACAATTGGGTTGGAAGACCTGTAGAAACTGGTACAAGAGGTATTGGTGGTCAGAGAAGAGAACAAACATTCAGATTCGGTGTTCCAAGAAGAGTATTACAAACACAAGAAATTACATCCGTTCAACAAGTTAATCAAACAAGAACAGGTGTTAGAAGTGTATTTGTGCCACAAGTTGTTAGACGGTCAATGGGTGATAGAGTTCTTAATGTTGCATTTATTCCATTCATTAGAAGTAGAACAGTAAACTTTACAGGTACAAGATTTAAACCAAACACAAGAGTATATCCATTCTTTGAAAATATTGATATATCATCATATGTAACACCGACAGGTGGTTCATTAGGTGGTAACTTAGTATCAGACGCTAACGGTGCATTATCAGGTTCTTTTGCAATACCTGACCCAACAGTTGACGCAAATCCTAGATGGAGAACAGGTACAAGAGTATTCAGATTAACAAGTTCATCTACTAACGATTTAAATTCAGAGGTAGAAACTGCTGGTGAAGGAGATTACTCAGCAAGTGGTTCATTAGAAACAGTTAGAGAAACAATTGTTTCAACAAGAGAACCTAGAATTGTTAGAGAAAATACTACAGAGAATAGAACAATTGCAAGAACATCAACAAGAAGAACAGACAGACAAGTTGGTTGGTGGGACCCTCTTGCTCAAACATTCTTAGTAGATGATAAAGGTGGGGTATTTGTTACTTCACTAGATGTATATTTTCAATCTAAACCAGATACAACAGACTCACAAGTTCCTGTAACACTTCAAATTAGAGAAGTTAAGAATGGTTATCCATCTACAAACATTTTACCATTTTCAGAGGTGTCATTAAATCCATCTGCTGTGACTACAAGTACAGACGCTAGTGTGGCTACAACATTTACATTCCCTAGTCCTGTGTTTATACAAGAAAATACAGAATATGCTTTTGTATTATTGGCAAACTCACAAGAGTATAATGTATATGTGTCAAGAGTTGGACAAACTAATTTAGGTTCTGATAGAACAATATCTCAACAACCTTATGCTGGTGTTTTATTCAAATCTCAAAACGGTTCTACATGGACTGCTGAACAGAATGAAGATATTAAGTTTAAGATGAAGAGAGCTGAATTTTCAAATGTTACTGGTAATGTTACATTAGTTAATGATACTTTACCTAGTAGAACATTAAAATCAAACCCATTAAGAACAACAAGTGGCTCAGATGTAGTTAGAGTATTCCATAAAAATCATGGTATGCATGGTACATCAAACAATGTAACCATTTCAGGATTAGGTGCTAGTACAGACTACAATGGTATTACAGGTTCATCTATCAATGGAACATACACATCAATTTCAAATGTAACTTTAGATAGTTATGATATTCAAATTGCTGATAGTTCTACTGCCACATCTTCAGGTGATGTAGGGGGTAGTTCAGTTGTTGCAACACAAAATAGATTATATGATGTTGCTATGTTAAACATTCAAACAATGACTGTTCCTGATACTAATATTGGTTACACAATCAGACCAACAAGTGGTAAATCAATTCATGGTTCTGAAACTGAGTTTGTGTTAACATCACAAGCTAACGCAGTTAGTGTAAGTGCAAATGATAATATTTACTTTGAAGCTCCAAACATGGTCGCTAGTGAAATTAATGAAACAAATGAACCTACACTAAACGGTAGTAAATCATTATTTGTAAATTGTACATTAACAACTTCAAATACAAAAGTTTCTCCTGTAATTGATACACAGAGAATTAGTATGATTGCAATTCAAAACAGATTAAATAGTCCTACAAGTAGCAATACACCAAACTTTAAAGATGATGAACAATCAAGTGGTTCTTCATCAGCAGCTATTTACTGTACAAGACCTGTTGTGTTAGATAATCCTTCTACATCTTTAGAAGTTAGACTTACTTCAAATGTAAGAGCTTCTGCTGAAGTCGAGGTTTATTTCAGAGGCACATCAGCTGAAGAAGTTAGAGATATTAAAGATTTAAGTTGGACACCTTTTAACGGTAATGGTAGCGAAGACACTACAGTTGCACCAGCAGAATCTAATAATCAATTTAAAGAATACAAATATAGTGCAAGTGGTATTTCAGATTTCACAGCATTTCAAATTAAGATTGTTATGAAAGGCACTAACTCAGCACATTCTCCTAGAATTAAAGATTTAAGAGGAATAGCGTTGGCGGTATAATATGAGTGCTAGATTAAAAGTAGAAGGACACACACATTTAGTAAGAGAAGTGTCATCTAGTGGTATTGTAAACACAAATACAAACGACTATCACATTTACATGAAAAGAATTAAATCAAGGGAACAACATGGTGACCAAATTAGAGGTGCGGTAAAAGACATAAATAATTTAAAGAACGAGTTAAGAGAAATTAAAGATTTATTAAAAGAGATAATCAATGGCAGTTAAAAACATAGCAATAACAGATACGCTAGAAACATTTAGAACCACATTTAACGATTTGGCGGCTAATGATTTTGGTGATATTGCAAATCTAAGTGGCTCTATTAGTTCAACTAATTTAGTTGAGGCTATGAATGAAACCATTAGTATTGCTACATCAACTGCTGGTTTTACTATTGAAGACAGTACATCAACACAACAGATTATTGGTGGTGGTGATACATTAAGAGTATTTGGTACTTCAAATGAAATTGAAGCAGTTGTAAGTGCGACAGATAAATTAACAATTGGTTTACCTAGTGCTGTTACTGTTACTACTTCTTTAACTACACCTACAGTAAATGCAGGTAGTCTTCAATTATCAGGCAATACAATTACAGCTACAGACTCAACAGCAATTAGTTTTGGTTCTGAAAACTTAATTACAACAGGAACATTAAATGCAGGTGCAATAACTGGTACTAGTATTACAGGTTCAGGTGCAACACACACATTAGGTACTGTAGAAATTTCTGGAAATACTTTAAGGTCCACAGATTCTACTAGATTAAATATTAATGATTCATTTAGAGCAAATGCATTTGAAACGCAAACAGGACTTTTAACTGTTAATGAAATAGGTGGATTTCCATATTTAACTTCTTCAGCTTCAGGTGGTGCAATTACGGCTGCTTTAGCTATTGACGCAAATTTATATATTGCTCAAAATAGAACAATAATTTATGAAGGTTCTACAAGTGATTCAAATAGAACGACACTTACGGTATCTGACCCTACAGGTACAAATACTATAACTATACCTGATAATACAGGAACAATTGTAACAACAGGTTCTATAGACGCAATAACAGAATCAATGATAGCCAATGACGCTATTGGTCAAAATGAATTAAAATCTTTGGTGACATTACAAATATTAAACTCATCTGGTACCACTTTAAAAACAATTTATGGCGCTGGTGCTTAAAAATAAATGGAATTAGATTATGGCAGTAAGACAACCACTTTACTATAACTCAGGCAATCTACAAGAGATGACCACAAGTATGGTCGGAGAAATTGTAGACCAAATAGTTTATCAATACTCATTAAATCCTAGTGTATCACTATCAGTTGTTAGTTCGGGTGGTAGTTTAGGTACATTAAGTGATACAAGATTACAGGCAGGCGCTCAATCAACAAGCGTTTCAGCATTTCCAGGTGAAGGAACAACGGCAGAGCCATCTATTGTCACAGTTAACTATTCAAAAATAAATCAAACGACAGCTTCAATAACACCTACAGCAGATACAGGTAAAACTTGGCCTGTTTATTACACATCATCTGGTGCAGTTCAAGCTATGTCACTTGCAGATATAAAAGATACTTTTTTACATCCAGCGATAGATTTGTTAGTTTCGGGTTCTACTGGCACACAACAAGGTGGAACATATTTTATTAATACATCAACAAGTGTATCAGGCGCAACATTAGTTTCATCAACCGCTGTATTTACAGATACGAGAGCAAATACTTCAGCATATACAGCTTCAGGCATACCAGAAACACAAGACCAACCTACTACTATTACAAATTATTATTTACATAGTATTAATGGTTCTGATACATCTTATACATTACCTATGTTGGTTGACGCTTCAAATAATCTTCAAACTTATCCAGAAGCAACATTTGAATCTTTAATTCAAGAATGGGTTAGATATACAGCAGCTTCTTCTACAGATGGTTACGCATTATCTTATAGTTTCTCTTCAGGTACAAACAGAGGTACCGGTATGGGCGATACCAGATTAAATGGTTCTGGTAATTACCAAACAAGATTTGTAAATGCTAACGATTATAGGGCACAAGAATTTCCAAACGGTTCATCAACAACAGTAAACACTTATTATTTAAAAATAAATAAATCTTAGTATGAATATATTATTGACTGGAAGTGAGGGCTTCATAGGCTCTAATTTAAAAAATAAATTAAATAATGTTACTTGTTTAGATTTAAAATTAGGCGAAGATTTATTAACATGTAAGTTACCTGATAATATAGATGTGGTAATTCATTTAGCCGGACTATCAGGTGTAAGAATATCTTTAGACAATCCAGCGGAATATTGGAAACAAAATGTTATTGTTAGTCGAAGAATATTTGAACATTATAAAAACTCCAGAATATTATATGCAAGTTCAAGCACAGCACATGAACCATGGAGAAATCCATATGCATTTAGTAAATTTTCACTAGAACATTTTGCTCCAGATAATAGTTTAGGTATGAGATTTACTACATCTTACGGACCTAATGGACGAGAGAACATGTTAATACCACAAATTATCAAAGGTGTGGTGCCGTATATTAATGTTGACCATAGTAGAGATTTTATACATGTGGATGACTTATGCGAAGCTATTGTATTGATGATGAATACAAATGAAACAGGTGTTATTGATATGGGTACAGGAATATCAAATAAAATAGTAGATATTATGAATTATTGCAAGTTATCGTTTTCTAGTAAATTAGGACCAGAAACCGAGAGAAAAGATAATAAAGCTGACATCTCTATCTTGACTAAATATGGATGGAAACCAAAAATAAATTTGTTTCAATACTTAGATAACAAAATAGGAAAGAGGATAAACTAATGGAAATTACAAAAGACAATTTTGTTTCAGCAAGATTTTGTGATAATGAAAGAACACAAATTGAGGTTTTTGTAAAAGGTGATAAAGAAAATGAAGTTTTTCCACATATCGTAGAGTTAGACGAAAATCATCCTGATTACAAAAATTTAATATCTATTCAATCATTACCCGAAATTCATCAATATACTGATAATTGGTGTACTGAACAAAGAAAACGATTCAAAGAAGAAATGATTGATATTGCCAAACAAGAAGGTATTATCAAAGTATCTAAATCAAATGTACCTAATGTACAAGAGGTGGAAGTTAAAGTTGATTATACACTGGAAGAATTGGTGTCGAAAATCTTTAATGACAAATTAGAGTATGATAATGAATTGATTAAAGAGCAGATGTTCAAAGCTAAACTAGCTGCATTTGAATTACCTATTGTGAAAGAATCAGATAATAGAGAATTAAAAGCTAAACTTAGAAAAGCAGAAACCTTTAAAGATATTATTTCATATACTTCACAATTTTAAGGACTAAATCATGTTATGTTTGACTTTGAAAAACCTTTATCATTTCATATAGAAATAACGGACAAGTGCAACGCTAGATGTGTACAATGTTCAAGAAATAGAATTAACTGGAAAGGTGAGTTAGAAGAAAGACCAGAATTGTGTCTGACTGAAATCACCATTGACAGATATAAAAAAATATTTCAAAACTACCAAAAACAAGCCAAAGCTGTATTATTCTGTGGTAACATGGGTGACCCAATGTTTGCTAAAGATATTTACGAAATATCAGAATACACATTAACTAATGTTTTAACAGATTGGCATTTGAAAAACAAAAATGATAGTTTAAAAATTTATACCAACGGAGGTATGAGGTCTGCCAAATGGTGGTATGACTATGGTAAACTATTAGCCCCTTATAATGGTCTAGTAAATTTTGCAATTGATGGATTAGAAGACACACATCATATCTATAGAACAAATACAAGATATCATAGAGTTATAGAAAATGCTACAGCCTTTATGAAAGGTGGTGGTAGAGCTGAATGGTCATTTATTAGGTTTGGTCACAATCAACATCAAGAAGAAGAATGTAAACAAATTGCTAAAGATTTAGGATTTGTAAGATTTACTGCTGTCAATACACAAAGATTTTATGGTAGAGATAGTATTGATTATACTTGGCAAAAAAGAAATTATAGTGTGATGAAATATCAACCTGAAAAAACGGATGTACAAGAATTTAAAGATTTGAATAGGACAGATAAGTTATGGGACGGTAAAAAAATTGAAGATTTATCTGCTGATGAAATTAACATACAAACAAATAAAAATCAAAATAAATTTGTTGAGGATCCTGAAAAATCAAGAAAAGAATCTGCTGGTAAAATATATTGTCATACAAAAGCAAGAAATGATGTTTACTTAGATTGCATGGGTTATGTTCACCCTTGTTGTTGGATTGGTTCAAATGAATATCATAGAATTAATAATGTAGCTGAAAAAACAAAATATCAACATATGGGAAACGAGATGTTAGACCATAGAGATTTAATTCCTGCATGGGAAAAAGACTTTATAGATATTCTAAAAGAAGACTGGTATCAACACATATTACCTTTAAGTTGGGACATGTCACCTTGTCGCATTTGTTCTAGGCAATGTGGTAAAGACAAATTTACTACAGTACGACAACATGAAGGCCTTTGAAATGATATATGTTCCGGATAGTGCAAAAAATATATTAATTAATCATTCTTCAGGAATGGATTCGACACTTTTAATTTACAAATTGTTAAATGAATTAAAGATATCTCGTAAACTAGACAAAGTAAATATTTTTATTAATACAGGTGATGAGCCTGTGTGTGACCCACATGCCAGCTTTAGGTCAGATAATATCTGTAAAAAACTATTCGATAAATTCAGTTCTTCTTATACCAGATTAAAATTTATCTACACAGATGGTGAAACAAAAATACAAACTTTTAAAAATAAAACCATAGAGTATAAGCGACAGTATAATATAGATGTTTTTTATAGAGGTATCACATTATCTCCACCTAAAGAAATACAAACAAAATATAATTATTATAAACCTGAAAGAGATGTAGACCAATTAACTCATATTACACTAGTAGGCGAAAGTTATACAATATGTCCTTGGTACAATGTAGATAAAAAATTTATTGTTTCTGAATATAAAAAAGATAGTTTTTTAATGAATGAAATATATCCATTAACACATAGTTGTATATGTCCTGGCGATAAAACTGAAAATTGGACAAAACATTGTTCCGAAACACAAGGACCAAATGCTAAAAACTGGTGTTGGTGGTGTGTAGAAAAACAATGGGCATTTGGAGTGCTGAATGATTAAACCTTACTGTACTTTACCTTTTGTACAATTTTCAACTACAGTTGCTGGTAATTATCAGGCATGTTGTATTGCTAAAAAACAATCAGAAAATATTGTTGATGTATCACCTATGGATTTTTTCAACGGTGAACATATGAAACAATTGCGTTATGATATGTTGAAACCTGGTGAACCAACTGATTTAATTAAAGACACTTGTTATAAGTGTATAGCTAATGAAAAAAACTCAGGCAATTCAAAAAGATTACAAAATTATTATACAACAAATTTAGATAAAACAAATACTTTACAGCAAAAAACATTAAAAAAAATAAAAGATGATAAAAATGTAGATTTAGAACCTACTGATATGGACTCTTTTAAAATTAAAATATTTGGAAATTTATGCAATTTAAAGTGTACTATGTGTAATCCTCTAGTATCATCAAAAATAGCAGCTGAACAAAAAAGATTAGGCACTTTACCTAAAGATTGGGAAGGACCAATTATAATAGACCAATCTAAAAAAATGGATATGGATAAGTTTAGAGATGACTTAAAGAAAATATTGCCTACTACTAATCAAATAGAAATTGTGGGTGGTGAACCATTATTATATCCTAAAGTTGCAGGATTTGTACAATGGATTGTTGACAACAATATGTCAAGACATTTAGAGTTGAGATTTGTAACAAATGGTATGACTGAAAATTTTGAGTTGTTTGCTTTATTTAAATATTTTAGAAAAGTGACCATAATGTTTTCTATTGATGGTGTTGGTAAGATTGATGAATATATAAGAACCGGCACTATATGGGAACAAAAAGTAGAAACTATGAAAAACATAGGCCAAATTCCTAAAGTAAAACTATCTTTCAGTACAACAGTTCAATTATTAAACATTGGATACTTGGATGAAATTCACACTTTTGTGAAAGATACATTTGGTATGCAAGCAAAATTAAATAATAATCTTTCTTTTCCTGTGTGGGCTAGAGCAGTTAATGTACCTAAAGATGTATCTGAAATGTATATTAAAAAATACGGTGATAAAAAATTCTATAATATGCCTCACCATATTCACACTTTAAAAAATGATGAAGAAAGAAATCATACTAGATTTTTAGACGCTATGGATAGATACAAATATCTTGATAGTATTAGAGATACAAATTTGATAGATGTTTATCCAGAGTTTGAAAAATGGTACGATAATGCAAAGGCAACACCATGGTCTCTATAGTAACTGCTTTCTGGGGTGACAAATATAGTGTAGATGATTTAAAAAAATTACCTATTGATTATTGTTTTTCAGATAGAGAAATACCAGGCGTTAAAACATTACCTTTAGATATGTCATACAAACATACTTGGAAAAAGATGACACTATTTGATAAAAGACTTAATCTAGGCGATTGTTTGTTTTTAGATATAGATATTATTATCCAAGGTGACTTAAATATTCTTATTGATTATTATAATAAAAATAGGGTCAAAGGTAAAGTTATGTTAAGTCATGTACATTGGTTTGATAATGAAAAAATGAAAAAAAACAAAGGCACATATATTTCATGTAATGTCAATAGTGGGGTGTTCGCCTTTAATAATGATGAGTGTGACCACATTTATCAAGCTGTTAAAAAAGATAAAGAAAAATTATCAATATTATTTGAAGGGACTGATAAATGGTTTTATCATAAACATCCTGAGTGGTATACTTTTTGGCCTGATAAGTATATACAACACAATGTACACAACTTTGAAGAGTATGATAAGAGTAAAGCAATTATAATAAGTGAGAATGGAAATGCCGAAGGTAGAAATAAAATTTAATTATGATTTAGGTCTTTTTGGAGATACTTTAAATAGAATAGTATTAAGAAAATATCCACACAGACTGAAAGACTTTATCAATAGTTTTTCAGGCAATCAAGTAACCTGTAAAAAATGGCTTGTAGAACAATTATTACTTATTCTTAAAGATAGGCCAGAATTACCTATTAAAAAAATAACAATATTAGGTTCATGGTATGGTAATGTATTGGTGCCATTGTTAGTTGATAATATTAAAGGTATTGAAGATATACATTTAATTGATATGGACGAAGACGCACTAGATATAGGCAGAAAGTTTTTAGGTAGAGAATATAAGGGTGTAAATTTAAACTATTTAAAAGAAGATATAAACTTTACAGATTATTCAGAAAGATATACAAACATATGTATTAATACATCATGTGAACATATGTTACCAATGTCTTCTATATCATTTAATAATGACAAACAAGTTCTTTACATATTGCAATCCAATAATATGAAAGGTGAAAGAGAACATGTTAACTGTGTGGAAGATTACCACGAATTAATAAAACAATCTTCAATAACAAAACCTTATTATTATAGTAGATTGAAATTAAATGGTAAAGACAATAGAGAATATAAAAGATTTATGGTGATAGGTAAACGAGATGACTAATATATGTACAGTATTAACAGGAACAAAATATAGTGTTGATGATGTAAATAAACTATATCATTCTTTACAAAAACATACAACAAAAGAATTTAATTACTATTGTTACACCGACCATACAGGTTTTGATGATGGTGTTAAAGTTATTCCTATAACTAAAAAAGATAAAAAATTACAATGGTACAAACTAGATTATTTTAAAAAAAATATTATAGACGGTGAAGATATTATATTAATGGATATTGACCAGGTCATAATTAGAAATTGTGACTTTCTATTTGATACCATTAATAATAATGAATTTAGAGGCACACATAGATTTTGGTGGAGATGGAGAGAAGATAAAGAAAATAAAAAGTTTGCATTAAGTGGTAGTATATACAAGTTTAAAAATGGCGAACATCAATATATTGTTGATGAATTTGAAAAAAATATTAATTATTGGCAAGAATACTTTATTAAAAATGGTACAACAAGTGGACCTGTAAATGGTGAACAACACTTTGTACAAAAGATGTTAGAAGATAATAAAACGAAAACCACAATGTTTCCTGAAAAGTATATTGTAAAATGGCATGAAAATGACTTCTATATACAAACATGTATTGAACATGATTATAAAAAATGGTCAGGCAATCCATATCTATTAGATGAAGATTGGCACACAGATGTAAAGGTAATTCATTATGCAGGCAATTAATTGGAATACTCCTGTTGATGTTTATTGTGTTAATGTAGGAGAAAAATACGGACCTGAATATGTTTTTAAACTTAAATCAGCTGTTGAAAGACATTTGACTCAACCTCATAATTTCTGGTGTATCACAGATAAACCTGAATTATATCCTTTTTCTATACAATCAGATGATTTGCCTGGTTATTGGAGTAAAATATCCGTATTTAAATATACTGGCAGATGTTTATATTTTGATTTAGATGTTATTATACATGGAACAATAGACGAATTAGCTATGACAACAGGAAATTTTCATATGATTTTACCATTATGGAAAGACCCTAGAAAAGCAAAGTTTGTTTCTGATAGACCAGATATAGGCACCTCTCTACATAACTCCTCGGTAATGAATTGGAATGATAGTAGAGAAATATACAATAAATTTATGAAAGACCCCGAATATTATATATTAAAATATAAGGGTGATGACAGATTTTTAACACACGAAACAGAACCAAAAACTTTTCCTACTAAAAAAAGGCCGCCTATAATATACTCATATAGAGATGGTGCTCATTATGATAATGACAATGAATCTTTTAAATATCGTAAAAAATATTCTGTAGCTTTGTTTCATCAAAAACCTGAAATACACGATTGTTTAGACCATGATATTGTTAAGGAAAACTGGATATGATAGCACATTGTATATTCTATGGCAATAGATATTCGTATTCTAGTGTTATAACTCTACAGAGAGAGTTTAAAAAACATAATGTCAAATTAAAGTGCGAACATATAAAAAACTTTGAATCGATAAAAAGACATTGGCATAAATTAAAATACTTTGATAATACAAATGAAGATACTATAATAATTGATATAGACCAGACAATAGTAGGTGATATATCAGATATGATTAACTATCCTGTTAAAGACAATGAGTTGATTACCTACAAAAACTGGTGGGACCATTCTCCTAAGTGTCCAATAAACGGTGGTTGGTATAAATTCAAATCTGGTAGTTTGCAGTATGTGTGGGATAAATTCAATTCCGATATAGAAAAATGGCAACTTCATTATTATAATAATGGTACAGTTCATTATCAGTATTACGGTGAACAAAATTTTGTATATGATACAGTCTTAGAGAACGGTGGTAAAATAACTCATATGCCTATTGAATGGTATAGTAAAAATACAATAAATGAAAATACTAAAATAGTTCATCATGTGGGGATAGATAAATAGTAATATGTGGTTAACAATTTCAATATTAATAGGTATAGTGTGGTCTCAAATTATTTCACACTTTGGTGCTAGCATACTATTACATAGACATTATTGTCACAACCAATTCAAAGTACCAGTATGGTTTGAAAGAATTGGTTTAGCAATGTTGATGATAGCATGTATTAGAACACCAATCGGGTGGATTGCGAGTCACCGTATGCACCATGCACACTCAGACGGACCAAATGACCCACACGCAGCTAAACATGTAGGTTTCTGGAAAGTATTATTGACTACATGGAATATCGAGAAAATACCTATGAAATACGCTAGAGATTTATATAAAAATCCTAATCTAGTATTTTGCCATAAACATTGGTTAAAAATATTAATAGGTGTAAATGTTATTAGTTACATTATTTGTCCATATTTTTGGGTGGCCTTTTGTGCCGTACCATTTGTTTTTGCAAAAATAGGATTTGGACTATTGAATACAGTCGGACATAAAACACCAGGTGGCGCTAATGTGCCTTGGTTAAATATGTTTATTGCAGGTGAAGGCTATCATAAAAATCATCACGAAAACTTTAAACGAATTAGATTGCATAAGTTTGATACAGGTGGTTGGTTAGCGGAGAAATTATTTTATGACAAACAAAGAAAAAATACTTAAACAATCATTAGCTATTAGAACATTTCCTATTATTGAAGTTCAAATTGTTTGTGATAATTTCAAGTATGATGATTATACGGAGGTAAAACCATTTCACTCAGATATTACTGAGTGGTTGAAACCTATCATAGACTTATCAGATTTTAAATACTTATATCCAGCTAACGGTGTTACTGAGGGTATCAACTATTGGTACATGCAAGAAAATAGAAAAATAATTAGACATAAAGATGATTATGTATGGTTGCCTGAAAGTGAAACTGGTGAAGTGTTGTATATGTCAAATCCATCATCAGCTGATGGCAATTTAAAAGATATACCTACTAATATACCTGTTGTATTAGATATTGCACACATAGGTTCGTGTAGTTCAGATATAAAAATTAAAGTGCCTGATAATGTCGAAAAGGTATTTTTCTCATTAAGTAAATGTTTTGGTATGAGAAATTATCGTATAGGATATTATTGGTCAAGGACACCAGATTCACAATTAGAAAGATTAATTGGGTCTGCTAAGTATTATAATTATCACTCAATGCAACTAGGTGAGGAGATAATTAGAAAAGTATTACCAACACATGTTAGTACAAGACTAAAAAAATATCAAGAAAAAATATGTCAGGATTTAAACTTTACACCGTCTGATAGTGTGTGGTTAGCTACAACAAAAGATAGTGATTATGATAAGTTTAAAAAGGGTGATGTAAATAGAATTAGTTTATGTGATTTAATAAAGGAAGAATATGATACAACCTCATAAGACAATTCAAGACATTAGAGGTCTTGATGACGGACATATAAGACAATTAGCAAGAGATATACACCAAGACGGTGTAGCTGTAATGTATAATCAAAATCTAAAAGAAAGTGATTATATTGATTTTATGAAAAGATTTGGTGAATGTGAATCGCCTGATTTGTTTATGAATCCAAAAGAACATCCAGAAATCTTTTTAGTCACAGGTAAAAAAGTTGACGGTAAGAAAATTGGTATGTTTGGTGATACAGAGTTAGGTTGGCACTCAAATGGTAATTCAAGACATTTAATTGATAAGATATTGATTGGTTTATATTGTGTTAAAGAAGATATTAATACTACATTGAGTGTGTGTAATACTTCAAAACCTTTTTACGATATGTCAAATGAAGAACAAGAATATTATCGTTCTATTACAATCAGATTAAAATTTAAAAACAATACAATATATGACTTAGAAGAGGGTGACCCCGAGTTAGAATTTATGAGTAAGAACAAAGGTAGTATTCGTAAGTTGGTAGATGTACACCCACATAATAAGTCAGAATATTTTTACTTCCCCTACCACTTTATTTCTAAAGCATGGGAAGGCAAAAAACAAATTGACCATGAAGAGTTAATCAGTAAATTAAAACCAAAGATATTTAAATCACAGTATCAATATCATCACATATTCAAAGAGGGTGATTTACTTCTCATGGACCAATTTACAAGTTTACACCGTAGAACACCTGTTATGGATAACAATCGTTTACTATGGCGAATAGCATCGGATTTTAACAATGTTTACAAGTAAAGAAGTACCTTGGCCAAAGATAGGCACCATGACCGGTGAAATACCTATGAAAAGAAGATATGCATTAAGAGATATGTCTTATCTTGACACACTAGAGGCAAGGCCTATTTTTGAAAAACAAGCCGATATTATCATTAAAAACAATTACAAAGGTATTGTTGATATAGGTTGCAGGCATGGACCTGTAAATGATTTTCTACATGAAAAGTCTTATAAAGATTATCAGTATTATGGTTTTGACACCTCACCTGAACCTATTGAATATGCACAAAAACGGTGGCCAAACTATCAATACGAAGTTAGAGATTGGGCAACATTAAAAGATGTTAACTTCAAAGTAGATTGTATAATTTTTAGTGGTGTTTTATTGTATGAAAAAGACCATTATAAAATGTTCACAAACATAATGAAATTTTATGATTGCAAAAATGCGATTATACAAGAGCCATATCACGAACAAACATATTATGAAGAAAAATTAAAATTAAAATCAATCACAAATGATATGCAACAATATAATTTTAAAGAAAAGACTATTGTAGAGGCAGAAATATTTTGTGGTAAAAGATTGGTAGGTGAGGTGTCATATGAATAAGATTGTCGCAGTAAATTTTAGTAATGCTTCTAACTCTATGCAAGGCAGAGGTTTAAAACTTTTAGATAAATTTATTCCATTTTACAAAGTTATTAATTTAAGAGATTTTTCTATACCCGTATTAGATAGTAACATGG